ACGCAGCGCGCTTCTCCCGCGTTACCCTTGCGCCGCAATCGTCACAATATTGGTACGGCCTGGTTGCGTACCAGGTAGATATAGGTTTTTCGCATCGTTTACAAAGTGTATTTTGTGTTGGCATTAGCGCATCCAGTTTGTAAAGATTTATTTTATTGCAATTGATTAAACAGTGTTAATTCTTTTATTTTTGATTCAATATCTTTAAGATTCTGTATTGCAATATTATAGTAAGATTCTTTTAATTCAATCCCTATTGCTCTTCTTCCGAACTTTATAGCTTGATATGCTTCGCTACCGATACCGAGAAATGGTGTCAGAAGCGTTTCGCTTGGATTAGAGTATAATTTTATGCATCGTTCTATTGTTCCGAGCTGGAGTGGGCATATATGCCTTTCATCGTCTTTTGATCTTGCGGTTGTAAATTGCAACGTATCCGATTCTGATATTCCCGTCCATATACCACCAGCCCAATCAATCCATTTTTCGTTGTCAATTTCTCCATTTAGAACTGGGGTAACCGGGACATCAGAATCGCCATTCTTTTTAAAAAATAACACCCTATCAAGAATACATGGTCGGCTGCAAGAGCTATCCTTTTTCATTTGAACAAACAAAAGTCCTTTAGCATGTGTTCGGATTGCTTGGGCTTGCGGATTTTTTGAAACGATAGCATACCCATGATAAATCCACCCAGCTTTTTCGTGCGCTACGATTACTGCTCCAGGGAAATCCCTCAAACCAATAAATCCATCCTTCATCGCCATTGCCGCAATGTCGGATGTGTGTACGCACGACATTCTTCCTGGCTTTGTTATCCGTAAAATTTCGTTGATGATAAATGAATAGTGTTGGAAAAACTCATTCCAGTTTCGGCAATTACCAAGATCAAATTCACTTGCCGAATATGTAAACAGATCAGCAAACGGCGGAGAATAACATGATATATCTATGGAATTGTCTGGTATTGATTTGAGAACGTCGCACGAGTCGCCGTTGTATGCTATAAATTTTTCACCTTTTGTTGTTTTTAGCTTTGGTGGTTCAATTTTTATTTCTTCCATATTTTTGATCTCCGTTTCTTCGTATTTTTTAACTCGCGATATTAATTCACTTGTCATTCTGTCTGCCATTTTCTCTTTTTGCATAACATTATCGTAGATACCTCGCTCTAATGATGTCAAAACAATGTACACATTTACTGGTTTCTTTTGCCCAAATCGCCATTCCCTTCTGATACATTGGTAGAACGTCTCCCACGAATCATTCATACCTACAAATACCATATTGTTAGCGTTTTGAAAATTCATTCCAAATCCGGCAATTTTTGGCTTTGTAATCATCACTTTGTATTTTTTGTCCTGAAACGCCTCTATCATTTCCGTTTTGTATTCCAGTGAATCAGATCCGCATATTTCGACCGATCCGGCAATGGCGGATTTAAGGCCTTTGCTTTCAACGTCAAGGCCGCACCATAGTATCCATTGTTCATTATTGCTGTTTACCAAATTCAATACTATATCAATTCTATTCCTAAATGTTGCTTTTCTTACCTGTGCCCTGTCGGCTATTCCCTTTAGTTTTGTAAAAAACAATTCTCCTTCTGGCTGATAATCAATATTTACAAAAGAGGGAACAATGTTTAGTTTTGGCAAAACATAACCAGAATCAGAATATCCAAGATTTGATGGAGATTTTATTGACATTGACCATGTAGAAAGCCAATGATAATAGGATTCTCTGGCATAGTTTCGCACCCTCCACTCTTGACCATTTTTTCCAGATTGCTTTGTTTTAATGATTTCAACATTACCATTACCGCAAACGTATTCACGTTCATTAACCTTGTTTGCGTGTATAAAAAATGTTGCCAACATTTCATTATTTTTCATAATTCCGAGAAATTCAGAATGGTTCCCTATCTCCGATTCGTCGGTTGGGGCAGGTGTTGCTGTGCAGCACAAACGATATGGGGTGTCTGAAAACATTTTAATAACAAGTTGTTTCGTTCTTCCGTCAAGGCTTTTTAGTATACTAGATTCATCTAAAACGATTGCGCCGAAATCTTCAGGATTGAACTTCTCAACCATTTCATAGTTCGTAATATTTATACCATCAACCAAGTCTGAGCCATCCCGAGAATAGTGTATTTCTGTATTTGTTATTTTCTTAGCAAGTCTAACCGTTTGCCGTGCAACGGAAAGCGGAGCAACAATCAAAGATCGTTTGGCTATTAATCTTGCCCATTCTGTTTGGCAATGAGTTTTTCCAAGACCTGTATCAAGAAATAATGCCGCTCTACCTTTTTTTACAGCCCACCGCACTATGTCCTTTTGAAATGGAAACAAAGCATCATTAATATCTGATAGTTCAATATTTTTTCCATATACATTATTTCTTATTTGTTTTGTTTTAATAAATTCAGTATAATCCATTTTCACCTCATCCAGAACGTCGTTAAGGTTAGCAAGCATGCCAGGAGCCAATAGCAAGCCCGCGCATAATCTCGCAATATCACATATCCTACACATGCGATTATATTAATAACCATACCGGCAACGGGAACGTATTTTAAGTATTCAAGAAATTCCATAGTAATTGCATGTGTCTAGTGTGTTTTTAAATGGAAACGGGTGGCTACATTTCCCGTTTTCGCAACATATTAACCCATCCCAACAATCTTCCGGTTTTGCTAAATCACAGCAGCCAGAAGATGTGGTGTAGTGCTCACAAATTTCATCATTCATATATCCAGCCTTTCGCAAAGTTCATTTATTAACCGTTGATATTCTTCAGCGGATTGCGCCTTGTCAATTATCAGGCGCTTCTCGCGTTCGTATTCGTGCCAGGGGTTATTGTCTACCATGATTGATTTTTTCCTGTTATTTTTCTTAAAAATAATTTACAGATTAATACAATAGCCGTTTTAAAATCCACCGTCATTATTAGGTTCAAATGGGTCATAATAGCATCCGTTGTTAATGTCATATTTAAGTGTAGCCATACCAGGCTTACCCGTAAATCTAAATTTTATTTTTTGTACAATTATTTCTGTTAGATTGCTTTCCATGTCTCGGTAAACACATATTCCATTGTCCGCTTTATTCCTCCAATGGGAACTTCCTTGGATGTCGTACAATTCCGGTATCGGATATTCAAATTTATCCGGCTCGCCCTTTTTGCTTATTTTTATCTTCTGCATTTTGGTGGGGTGTGCAACAATCCAAAGATGTATATTGTTTTTCCTTGCAAATTTTCTAACCGTTCTTAAACAGTCGCCTATATAATCACTATCATTTTTATCTTTCCCCCGCGATAATTCTATCTCATTCCAAGGATCAATTACTAGTCCGTCAAGGTCGTGCTCTTTTATAAGCTCTTCTGTTTTTGTCAACACAAGATCAAGTGTAATATCCTCTTCGAGGGCGTCAATAAAGAAAAAATGCTTTGATATAAAATTAATAGCTTGGTTTATTTCTTCGTTGGAGCAATAGTGTATACCTTTTCTTTCAACCTTTTCTATGAGTTTATAAAAGTGAATTTCAGCCGGATAATTTTCAGGGCTTAATACTGCAAATTTCCATTTGTCTACCATAGCAAGATTAAGAGTTAAACTATCAACAAACTCTGATTTCCCATGTGAAGGGTATCCAGTAATGACCGTGAATTGTCCTTTAATAACCGAGTACAAATTGTCGAGACTTTTCCAACCGGTTGATTTCCCCTTTTTGAATCCATTATCTCGAATTTCTATTATCTTTTTTCCCATATCAGAAACATTTAATAATGATATTTTTTCTACCGGTTTTAATTTTGCTAGTGATTGCTCTTTTTTTTCTCCATATCCCTGCCGCCGCAATTCTTTGGCTGCATTAATAAAATTACCTCCATGTTCAAGAATTGAATATACGGCCGACGGTTTATAAATGTGCTGATTTTCAAATTGGGTGCTCGTTGTAAACACATAGAATCTATCAGGGACAGCGTTCCAGGAAGCCGATATTCCTCTACCCTCTTTTCCTGGTCTGCAATAATAGGTTGTATTGCGGCGATTGAAAAGGGTTTTCCATCCGTGTTGATTTAACAATTCGCTAATGTTGCATTTGTTATTATAATCATCAAATGGGGTTAGCTCATTAGTTGTTGCCGCCCTAGCTATTGTTGGGGGGGGCGTGTCTTGCACATATTCATTCAGGCTTTTACATGCTTGTATTAATAATTTTGCTTCTTCA